GTCGCCAAATATTTGATGTCGGCGGTCAGTTTGATGCCTTTGGACACGAGCAGACCGATTGCGCCCAAGCCGATCAACACTTTGCCCGTGTTCAATGCGGCACGTACCGCTTCTGGGTTGTTCTCGACAAACTCCGCCACTTTCGAGGAAAATGCGGCGGCTTGCCTGAGGAGCGGCAATGCCTCCTGCGCCAAGACCGCGCCGAAACGCTGTCCAGAGCGGTTAAGTTCGTCCTGCGCTTTTTTCCACGCGATGGTTGTCTCTGTGGCAGTTTCCGCCTCGCGCACATATTTATTGGCGAATCCGAGGATACCGCCCAGTAGTCCCGCGCCAGTGGCGAGACTCAATTTTGAGATGCCCTCGATTTGTCCCGCGACTCCGCGCAAGGCTTGAATCTGCGCCTGTTTGAGGTTGTTGGTGATGACCGCCGCTTCCGCGCTTAACGCCTTCGCTTCGGCGAGTAATGTGGCATACGTTCGTTTCGCCGCCTGTTCGGTCTCTTTGATTCTCTTGTCCACCCCGTCGAATCCTTTTTCGGTCTCTTTGGAAACGGTCGCGCCGATCTTTTTCAGTTCATCGTTAATCGAAGATACGCCCGCTTTGACGCGCGCGTTCGCCGCTTCATCGAGCATGAAGCGCAAAAGAATATCGAGGGAGTTTTCATTCGCCATGCGGACTCTGTTTCTTTACCTGCAATTTCGCCTTTGCAAATAAATTTTCCATTTCCATGATCCCGCTCAAAAGCCGCCCGTGTCCTGACAGGATTTCTGGCACTAACTGAGACGGCAGGTATCTCTTTTCGGTCGCCGTCCATAACAGCCACAGTTCATATAGCATCCCCATTTCGTCTGTCGTAAACGGTAACTGTTCGGGATCGGGAAAACTATCGTCTGTCTCTTGTCCCTCCCGCGCCGCGAGGCGGAACAGACGGTCGTATAACTCTAGCCCGGAGTCTCTTTTTTTTGGAGCGTATCGGCTTCCGCCTCGTCTGTGACGGACGGAAACCAAGACGGATTCAATTCACGCGCCGCGCTCAGCCATTTGTCTAATTCGTCCTGCTCGATGCGGAAACATTCGTCCTCGGTAAACAATTTGCCAGACGTGCAAGCAACGAGCGACGGATAGGTAATCTTCTTGAATCCGAGGCGGACAAAGGCTTCCAGTCCATCCTCGGGTTGCAGTTCACCGTTGCCGTTTAGACTTTTCTCGACCTGCTCCATCAGCGTAAAGCGTTTGAGTTGCGCTTCAAACGTGGCTTTGCAGACCGTGAACTTTCGCCCGGCAACGGTGATTTGCTTGACAGTAACCTTGAACGGATCGCTACTCATTATTTTTCGATAATGTGGAAAATCATAATCTTTTGTCCAGCCGTCGGCGCGACGGAGAACGTCAAGGTCGTGAGTCCCTTTGTAATACCACTGGTCACTTCGGTTACAACGCCAGCGGTCGTGGCTTTGAACACCTTATAGCCCGTGTCGAACGGCAGTTCGCCCGCTTTGAACGAGAATACCGTCGCCGATCCGTCTGCAACAAAGGTCGTCAAGCGCGGCGGGTACAGGGAAAATCCGCCGATGACGCCCGCCGACAACGCGCCGTCCGCCGCGAGGGTCAACGCCTCGCCCCAGAGATGGTTCGGGACAGAGTTCGGCGCGAGGTTATACGTGGTAGTGTAGTTGCTGTCGGCAAACACGCCGCGCTTCGGAATCATGGTCGTGGATTGCACGATCTGGAAGTGCCAGCCGATGACGCCCGTTGATTTCTTTGCGGCTTGATACACGAGCAAGCCGACGGCAGGCTCATTGCCCTGCTGGTCGGTCTGCCACGCCATAAATTCCATGCCGTCCACAGTCCGTTTGAGGACGTTACCTAACACGGAATTTAGATTCAAGTCCGCGCCGTCTACCGAGATCGTTCCTGCGGGGGCTTCCAGCGATGGGAACTGTTGCACAAGTTCGACGCGGTCGCCGTTGAAATGCGGGATACGCCGCGCTTCGGGGTCAACGACATTGAACTCGCGGATGCCGTAAATACCGAGTCCTGTATAGGGCGCGGTCGTAAATTCCTCCGCATAGGAGTCGTATGTGCCGAGCGGCAAGCCGAACGAGTCTAACTCGAACACAATGCCTTTGCGAGTGCCAAAACCTACATAAGGTTCGTATGCCATGTTTTATCTCCTAACCGTTATGCGCGATCCGTTGCGTCAAGACGATGCTAAGCGCCTGCGTCATCATGTTCGGGTCGGCGTCTTCGGATGTATTTTTGAACTTCCAATATAGCGCGTCTTCGGGCGCGCTGTACGAAACGATTTTCTCCACATTCGCATTATTGGGCAGGAATTGCTTGGTCTCTAGGATGTAGAGAATCAAGGCTCGAAACCGTTTGAACTGCGCCCATTGCGTTTGCTTGTACACGTACCTCGTGAACAGGTTGACCGTCACGCGCCATTGCAGGTAAGTATGCTCCGCGCTTTGAAACGTCACGGGTCTTTCAGGGATCGCGCCCGGACGGAACAGGATGAAATAATCCTGCCCCAAGAGCATGTCGTTCTCGTTGTCCGTGATCTGATAATCCTTCACGAACACATCGGGCAGTCCCGCTTTGAAAAAATCGGTCAATGCCTGTTCGCACTGCGAGTAGTAATCCACGAAGCCGACAGGATCAGACATTGCGATTGAACTCCACGCGCAGACTTTCGCGCAGTGACATGGGCAGTTTGGATAACACAGCGACCAATACGGGGCGGAACAGCCGCCAGCGTCCGAGATGGATGTGCGATTGTCCCGTCGCGGTCACTTTGCCGCCGATGCCGACGCCTGTTGCCGTGCCTGCCATGAAGACGGCTTTGTGTCCGATGTTCGAGACCATGAAGCCGCCTGTGATCGCCTCGCTTTTCCAAGCCTGCTCATAAGCGCCTGTGCGCTTATACGGCAGATTGCGCTCGCGCCGCAGTTTGGCGATGACATAGATTTTTTGTTTCAGGCTGTCCCAACGGATCGGATAGGTGACAGGCAGTCCCGAACGCCGCATGATTTGAACGATTTCAACCGTCGCATCTTGCAGGGAACGTCGCGCCGCCATTGTCATCATGGAGGGGAAGCGCAGTATCTTTTTTCCTGCCGATTCAGCGTTGGCTTTTACTTTTATCATGGGCGTATCATATAGGACGGGCGCGAGTATTCATCCTGAGCGAAAACTGTGTCGGCTCTCGCCAACTGCGCGGAGGCGACCGCGCCCGACCTGCCTTCGGGGACATTGCGTACTACGTCTGGATACGAAGCGAGACCGTCCGCGTTCGCGCTCACCCATGAGAGGATGTCAGAGCGAATCAGTAACATCGGATTGCGTCCGCCTTCCAGTACGCGCTCGGTAAAAAACCTGCCCGAGGAGTTTGCCGCATTGACTAAATCGGATACGAGCGAATTGACTATCGCGTCCAACGCTTTTTTTGCGCTTTCGTCTGTGATTGGCACGACAAACCATTCCGTCGCCAATGCAAGGTCTAGCATGGTCGAAACTTGGTCTAACCATTCCGTCACCTGTGAGAGTGACGGGTTGGTCGCCTCGATGCCGCTGGATGCGTCCACAAACGCGCCGTTGCGAGTATGCACACGCGAGAACGCTACTACGCCGTCAACACTGCCGTACATTAGTCGGAATCCTTCATTTTGCGGATGCGTTTCTTTGGAGGCGGCACGGCTTCCTCTTCCGCAATGTCAGGTTGTTCGACCTGTTCTTGCGGCGGTTGTGGATTTTCAACGAACGATTTTTCCTCCGCCTGTTCTTGTAGTTTCGCAACCACATCGGCAGGCAGAGGCTTACCGTTCGCGTCAATCCATTTTCCGTCGGCGGTCAGGTACGCGCCACCGGGAATCGTGAGAGACATTCAATCACCTGCTAGGCGATGGTCGGCGAGACATAACTCGCGCCGCCTGTATAGTGGACAAACCCGTTCGTGCGCGTCCAAACACCGATGCCGAACTCCGCTTCCATGTCCTTCGCGTACAACGGATAGTCCGCGTTCTCGAAGGCGATGCGAAGTCCTTGCATACTGGTCTGATTCCGCTGGCGGAACGCGAGCGGCTTTTCGGCGGCGTCGGCGTCCCAGATGACGGGGTAGTTATCCAAAATCCACGACTTTACCCAGACTTCCGCGCCGCCAAAAATACCGATGGCGCGATTGTCGAGGCGGGAAATATCCAACCGTTGAGTCGGAATACCCGTCGCGGAATAGACAGGCACTGCCAGACGCGGGTCAACGTAAGCGACAAAACCCACTAAGGCTCGCACGGCTGTTTCATCGGCTTTGTTGATGGCAACCTTGACGTTGCCGCCGTGTCCATGCTCGATAACCGAGTTGATCGCGGCGGTCAGGGCGGTCGCGTCCCAACCGTTGTTGGCGTTGTAGTGCGTGTGAGTCGCGCCGTCGAATGTCTCGCCGTTGGGTCCATCGGGAATCGGGTCGCCGTCCGCATTGACAAACCGTTTGACAGGCAGAAGCACTTTATCAATCAGGTTATCGCGGACGGAAAAATTCGCCGACGGATAGATTGCCTTTTTGATCTGGCGCACGACTTCGCGCCAATGCGCCTTTTGCGCGGCGAGTTGCTGAGAAGCGAGTGCAGAAGCGGGCGCGATCTCGAGGTACTTGGCAGTCCAACCGAGGTTGTACTGGAACAGGTACAGCGGGAACGCCACGTTCCCGCCGGGGACGATGCGCTGAGTCGAAGCAAGCCCGTACTCGTCCACCTGTTGCATGTCGCCGCCTGAGGACGCGCCGCTAGCGCGTTCGCGGTCGGTGGTCACGTCGCACATATCCGCGACCATATCCAAGACGGTCGCATTCCATGCGGCGAGGTCTTTGGTCAGGATTTCCGCGAGGCGATCCAAGCCGAAGTCAACGGCGGATGTTTTGAGTCCGCTGTTGATTAAACTGTCAATATCATACGTGCCGGTATTTGTGGTCATGTGCTATTCTCCTATCCGTTCTTCGGGTCAACGCGGCACACAACAATATCGGTCGGCGACACGACGAACGCCGTGCCTTTGCTGTCGCCTGTGGTTGCGGCGTCGTCCAAGACGCCGGAGTAGTAATCGGTCGCGGCGATGTACAGCGTCGTGCCGGGCGTCATGCCAGAGCCGTACTTGAATCGCGTGCCTGCGCCGAACAAGGTCACAGGTTCGCCCGCCTTGTATTCCTGCGCGGTAAACCCGTGAAATTTAGCGGCTTCGTTGTTGAACGCGCCGTCCGATTCATACACCAACCCATCGCTGAGTTTGATGTAACAGGCGGAAACGGCGTGCAGGTCTTCGCCAGCGTACAAATTGCCAGCCGCAACCTGCCGCGCTTGGTTCTTATCCAATGATGGATTGCTTGCTTTGGCTACGATAGTCATCTGATTCTCCTAAAGCGGACTGATCGTCTGCTTTTTTCTTGCGACCTGTTCTTGTGACAGCGCCGCTGTATTTTGCCTGCCGCGCGCGCCCGCGTCGTTGCTGGACGTTACGGTTTCATTCTTGCCGAACAGATACTCGCGCTCTTTCGCCAATACCTTGACATGATCGGCAGTGACTTCGTTCTCCTCGCCGACCAATTCCAACAAGGCGCGGAAGGCGTCCTGCGAGGCAAGCGAGTTTTTGAACTCCAGTTTGGCGTCGCGCACCTTGTTCTCAAAATCGCGTTGCAAGGTCAAAACTCGATTCTCACGCGCCAACCTGTCTTTTTCCTCCGCGATCTCCTTTGCCTTCGCGTTGACCTTTTCCATCTCGGACATTTCAGCGGTCTTGCGGTCGGCTTCGGCTTTCTCGAAGGCGTCCAGTTTCTTACGGCGTTCCGCCGATTCGTGGTTGAGTTCCTTGATGCGCTTCTGGCTGTCCGCCAACTGCGCTTTCAACTCCTCAACCGTCGGCTCTGCGGCAGTCTCTTGCGTTTCTTCGGTTTCGGACTTCACGTCCTCTTGCTTGATTTCGTCTTGTGTGGTCATCTCGACCTGTTCCTTTTCTCCTCGTCACGAGGAAATAAAAAGCCGCGCTACTGACAATCTCTCGATTGCCAATCAGCGCGGCATGGATAGCGGGGCTTTTCGTGCGGACTATTTAATTATCGGTAGTATATCACTTTTTAACTCATTGTGCGAATTGTCAACCACAAGGATTGTAATCTCGCGGTATTCGGGGAGATTATGTTCCTTCCGAAGCGCGGCGACAATTGCCAGTAATGCTCGGATGATAATATCGGCGGTCTGTCTACTCATCGGTAATCCTTCGTACACTTGCAATTCGCGCGGCACGGACTCTTGCCAATCGGCGGAAGCGAGCCTATCGGTTGCCAGCCTTTCGCGGCTAGTTCCAAACAGCCCTCCAATTCGCTGTCTGTGTGGCAGTGTTCGGGATCGCCCAACACGCGCCGCTCCTCGGTCTTGCCTTGATACACCCGCGCATTATACCCAGATATTTCCTCGAACATGCCTCGCGCCGACGAAGCGTACAGGTCGGAGCGGACAATTAGTAGACCGTTCAACGGCTGGCGGTTGCGCTGAATGTCCTGCGAGAATTTACGGAACAATAAAAGCAATGCCAGAATCAGCGCGGCGATTTCTTCCTTGTCGCTGTCGGATGTATTTTTCTCGCCGCCGTTCGCAATCAACGCCGCCGCCGTTTGCGTTTGCTTGATGCTGTTTATCATCGCCGACTGCCATTCGGATAATGTGATTTCGCGGTTCTGTAACTGCGCCGACAACGTGCGCTGTGTCCGTTTCGCCGACAATATCAAACGTTCGATCACGCGGGTACGGATTTCCAGCGGCGGTACTCGCCTGCCCGCGAGAATGTACCTGCCCGTTGCCGCGTCCCATACGATGCGACTGCCGGCGGTAGACGCGCCTTTCAGTGGCGCGTCCAATAATCCGCGATAGCCGCGTGGCGCGACGGAATCGAACAAACTTTTGCCAGCCGCAATGTCGGCGTCCGTGATGTGTGCCATGTTTCTCAGCATGGCGTCCGATAAACGCGGGGCGGTCAATCGTTTCGCCATGTTATAGATCGGTCAACGGAACGGCGGTCTGGCGGTCAAGAGATTCTTGTATCTGCGTAATCGCCTCCTCGCTCACGCCACACCGCCGCAGATACTCGTCCAGCGGAATACTCGCCGTCGCGCTAATCGCGCCCTGCCACAATGCCGCCTCCTGCGCGATGCGGTACGACTGCGCGTTTTTCATCTCAGCGATTTGTTCGGGAGAGTAACCCGCTTCCGCCCAAATTTGTTCGTCGGGGATTCCGAGAGAATTTTTCTTTTGCTCCAATTCCTGCAAGGTCGCCTCGTGTTTCCACACGGGGATAAATTCAATAGACTCGTCCAGCCCCGCATCGCCATACACATTCGCGTACTTCCGCGCCATGTTCATCGCCTGTACCCACGACGCGCCGAACAGTTCGCGGCGGTCTTCCGCTTTTTTATCTAATGCTTCCGTCTGCGCCTTGATGGTATCCGCGCTGGCGACCTGCGCGGTCATCACGAAGCGCGAGACGGGCGTATCCGTGATCTGCGCCGTGAGCGTGATAAGGTTAATGAGCGCGTCAATCATCGGGCGGGGGTCTGCGCCTTCGATTTCCTGCAAAGACGCCTCCTCGGGTTTCTTGTCAGGGATGGAGTTCAGCACGCCCGCGCCGATCTTGATCGAGTTCGAGTTGTCCGCTTTCAACGGCTTACCGTCTGTGGTCGGCTGGAAGCCGAAGCCGAAAAATGACTTTTTGGATACGAGGTCATTGGCGTACAGGATGTCCACCAGCGTTCGGTTGATGCCGTCCTGCATGGTCATCGCTTTCCAGTGTTCGGGGCGATAACCTTTGTTGTGAAAATGGATGACAGGCAGTCCAAGCGGATTGCCCTGCGAGTCTACATTCGGGAGCGGATACGGAACGCCCGCCTCGCGGTACTCGCTCATGCCCGCGTCGCCGAAGTCCAGTTTATATTTTTCGATGCGGTCGGGATAATAGATCGTTACTCGGTTCGTCGCCACCTCGCGGGCGTTCCAGTCCGTGACAGACCAACGCTTGACAGCGTACAGCGGTTTTTGGAAACGGTCATCGTTCTCGTAGACCATGAACACGCCCTCGCCGCTTCCGGGGTAGGGGATATATACTTCGTTATGCACAAGGCGCGGCATGGACGATTCCTTGTCCCAATCCACGATGATAAAACTTTCGCGGTCGGACAACGCGCCCTCGTGGATAATGTCCTGCACCGCCGCCATGCGGTTATGTTTCCAGACCTCATTCGCCCAGACTGCCAGCGGTTTGACGCCGTTCTCGTCGGGCGTCTCGTTCGTGTCGAAGCCTGTCAGGTTGAGGATGTTCGCCAACGCGGTCACAATAGTCTCGCAGACGTTCAGCGTGAACGGATTGCCGACGCTTTTGTGGCGCGATAGAATGTCTGTCATCGCCGACGGGACAAAATCCTGCTGGACGCCGTTGTAATAATTGCGAGCATCCAGCACGCCGAGCAGTTCGGCGCGGCGGCTTTCGATGAGCCATTCCAGATAGGCTATCTGAATCGGGTCGGTCATGGGACTCTCCTATACATAGCGCACGGATTGTACGCCTGCCTGTTCGCTCTCGGTGATACTCGGCACGACATAGCGGAGCGCGTCGAGGCGGTGAAAGGTTTCTTTGTCTTTGATTTTCTCGGTCGGCTGTCCGAGGCTGTCCAGTTCGCGCGCATACATTCCGAGTTCATCCAGCAAGCCTGTCATAGTCGAGAGGATATACAGCCGCCGCGTTTTGAAGCATTGTATCACCTTATCAATACCGCCCTCCACGTCGGCGACCTTCGGCTCTGCCACATGCAAGCCCGCGTCGCGCCAGTCGGCACGTTGTTGTTTCTCCGACTTCGCGCCGCCGAACGCTTTGATGCCGACCTCGCCGTATTTCAACACATCCTCGACGTGTTCCTTCGTGGTTTTATCGCCGCTCAACTCCTCGCGGTAGACGTAGAGAGTCCCATTGGCTGGATTCTCCGCGACCCAAATTTTGGCAGTATTTACCGCGCCGAAGTCCACGCCGAGATAACGCGGGAAACGGATCGGAATCTCGAACGGCGGCACGATATGCGCCTCCGTGAAGTCGCTGTAAATCAATCCAGCGGGACGCGAGAAGTTGCCATTGTAAAACATCTCGAACTTCCACGACGGTAGAGTCCGACGCGCTCGCTCATACTCATCCCTCGGAAACTCTGGATTCATCGTGCTTTTGAAATTAATCACCTGTATATCGGGATCGCCTTTTGCCCATTTGTCATAGACCTGCGATTTCAGCCAGCCGAGATTATACGGTGTGGTTGCCAGCAGTAACCGACCTTGCGCGAGGGAGAGACGGCGCATAATCGCCTCATACGAATTGACGCGCACACTATCCATGCCGCACTCGTCGAACACGGCGGCTTTACCTGTTGCCGACTCCAACCCGCCCTCCGCGTCGGCGGAACGGCAGATGATGCGCGTGAACATGCGCGGCTTGTACTCCCGATAGATGGTCTTTTCGCTCTTGCTTTCCTGCCAACCGAACAGGCGAATAAAGTAATGCTGTAATTCAGGCAGGAATTTCAGGCGTAAAATATCGTAGTTGGATGTGACGGCAAGATAATCGCCCTCGCCATGACTGCGTATCTCGCGGTCGAGCCAGATCGGTAAGAACGAGGTCTTGCCCGCTTGCGTACCCGCGATCACCGCCACAATACGCTTGACGCTCTCCCATGCCTGCGTTTGCCCCGCGTGCAGGTTGATGGATAGTTTGCCGCCGACCTGTTCGAGTAAATGACTCACCGCAAGCCCCCGACAATCTGCATGTAGTATTCAGGCAGGACATAATCCTGCGCGATGCCCGACGCGCCGCGCTCGTAGAGGACGATGTTCTGCCGATACCAATAGTCCACGTCCCGATTATCGCGGATGCGCGGCTGTTCTTTCGCCGCGCCGAAGCCGCGCTGTTGGAACAACCCAGACCAATACGATTGCCATTTTTCGTTACAATGCCCGTTACCGCCTTGATACGGAATAGCGGCGGAGAATAATACGAGGTCGGAGGCACTGCATAAATACTCAACCAACGCCTTAGCGCGTTGCGGTTTGAGATGTTCGGCGACCTCCAAGCATAGGCACAAATCAAATTGACCGCGTATCTCTGGCATGGCTTGATTCAAATTGCACTCGCTATACCGTTCGAGCGGTATCAGCAGGTCTTGCGGGTCTACGCGATAGTCCACGCCGAAATACCCCGCGTGTCCGTTATGCCACTCGCCGACTCCGCACCCAACGTCTAGGATGGTTGTCGGCTGGATGCCGATGTCGGCTAACGCCCGCATGACGATTTCAGCCGAACGGATCGCGCCGTCTGAAATGGCGTGATAATAACGCGACGTGTACGGATGCCGCCAAGTCCATGTATCCACATAAGCACGTAACTGCTTCGCATCCATGCCACGCACCTTTTCGATCTCGCGCTCGTTCGCGGCAAAATATGGATTGAGCGGAGATGAATTTTCTCCGACATAATGATTGAGGTGGAACAAGACTCCGCCGACGCGCCGAATATCATAACCGAGCAGTTTGAAACGATCATGCCGCTCGCAGTCCTCGGGTCCAAACGAGATCATATTCTGATTCTCCATGCCGCCGTCAATGAATGAATCTTTATTGAACAACACCGCGCCGCCGACGCTGTTGTGTCCCTGCTCGCGCCCTTTGAAAGGCTCGTTGCCGACAATGCCGATGTCTTGATAGGCGCGTATCTTTCCGAACCATTCCACGCGCTTCATCCGCGCGAACTTGCCGCCGTAGGGAAAGACCATATCCGCGCCCGCGCGTAACGCCTCGACCGCAATGTAGACCTGCATAGGCGGCAGGATGATGTCGCAGTCCCAATTAACAATATACGGAGTCTCTGCCGCGATTGCCATGTCGTTGAGCATCTTCGTTCGGTGAAAATCATCCGAGGGCAAGCGCATGTACTTCCCCCACTTCGCGGCATAGGCGAACTCATCGCCGCCTTGCTCGCAGACGATGTACCGCGTATCAAAGGCGGATTGAAGCATGAACAAACTCAAATCGAAATTCTCGCGCCTGTCCTCATGGTCGTAACGGACGGGGATCGTAAAGGTCACATCATTCAGCGGTATTTTGTATTCGTCCTTCTTGTTGACCGTCCAGCGCGGCGGGTAGTAATCCTTGATGTCGTTGCCCGCCAGCCGACCCGCGTAGAGATGCCCGCTGTGAACAATGCGGCTGTGCGGCTTCTCGCCGAGCCATGCCGCCCACCATGAGAACGAACTGTTGCAGAGGATGAAGTGATCGCATAGGGACGCTAACGCTAAATCCTCCACGTCCGTTTTGCCGACGCTGAAATAGGCGTTCGGCAGGCACTCAAAATGCACTTTGCAATATTCGATGTCGTCCGACAGGAATAAGATATTACACTCGCGCCAGTTTGGAAACGACAAAAGCGAATCAATATAATACGTGATCGGCAGTTGGTAGTAGTTCTTGTTGCCGACATAATCCCCGCGCCGAATATGGACGCAGATCGTCTCGCGCTGGAACAGATCGGCATGAGACTCTTTGAGTCCTTGCAGGAACTCCGCTTTGAAACGCAGACGCGCCGCGCCGAAGTACCGCTCGCTCTGCATGTAGCCTGACAGGTCGGCGTCGCCTTGAATATCCCACTCGTGAAAATGGAAATATTTTTCCTGTACCGTGTTCGTTTGCATCTCCCCATGCGGCAAGGACGGCTCGAAGTAATTTTCATACTCCCACGCTGGAAACGCGGCGGTCGCGCCGAGGCGTTCCGCGATGCCGAGCGTGGAATGAATCTGAAATAACTGATTACCCAGCCTGCCGTTTTTGCCGAGTTGCGAGAAGGAAATGTTACGCGCCGACATACACATCATCCAAGAGTAATTCCGCATACAGAGTATAGCCATGCGACGCGAGCAGGTCGGCGACCATGCGCCTGACCTGCGCCGACTGGTTATGCTCCACGCAAATCATGCCGAAGGAAAAACGCGACAAATCAATACCGCGCAATATCTCGACCTCGCTCCCCTCCGTGTCCAATGAGAGAAAATCAATATGCCGGGGCAATAAATAAAAACGCGCGGCTTGCTCGAACGTCATGGTCGGCAGTTGCATGGTCTCATAGTCGCAATGTTCGGAAATAATATTCCAATGCGCCGAGAGTGAGTCTTTGAATCCAGACAGGTACGACACATCCCCGCCGTCCCTGCGGTCGCGCGTCACGGCGACATACTCGCGCGGCAGTCCATCGCCGCTGATCGCAAGTGAAGCGACCTGACAGGTACGGTTGTGGAAATTATGCGGGAACGGCTCGAAGCATGCCCCGCGCCAGCCGCGCTCGCGTTCCAGCCATGCGGTCTGTGAAATATTCTCCCCGTCCCACGCGCCGACCTCGACAAAGAAGCCATCACGCTTGCCGCCAAAATAACGCTCGATAATTTCCTCGATGCCGCTTTGCGATACGCGAGTCATGCGGCTGTGTCCATGTAATCACATAACACTTTCGCGGCGCGTTCCGCCGATGTCCCCAAGTACGGGTACAGATCGCGCACGGCTTTCATGCGCTCCTGAATATGCACGGTCTGGTACTCAGCCAATGTACGGTCAATCGCGGCGAATAATTCATCGGGTTGCTCGACGTTGATGCCTACGTCCGAGTAGTCCCAAAAACGGATGCCCCACTGCGCCTCGCGGCGAAACTGCGGCGCGTTGAGGACGATCACAGGCTTGCCCGTTGTCAAAAATTCGTACATCGTGGATGACAGGTCATTGATGTACACGTCCGCGCGTCGGCAGACCTCGCGGAAACTGCCGACATATTCGATGCCCGCCTTGTCGAATACCTCGCGGAACTCCGCCTCCGCTAATGGATGCCCATGTCCAATGACGCGATACCGCTTGCCAAGTTCGGGCAGGATGTCCCTGTAATGGTCAAGCGCGTTGCCCGATTCTGGCGGGTCGGAGTCTTTACTGCCCCAGTGAAACGCTATCGCTACGGTCGGCTCATCGGATAGTCTCACACCATAACGATTCGCCAGCGTGTCCGTCTTCGGTGTGCCGATTACCGCCGTTAGCGCGTTCGGTCTGACCTCGCGCACTAATCGTTCGGTGTATTCGTTCGGTAGCAGTGCAAGGTCAACTCCCTCGCGTTTCCCGCGCCCGTTGGGGTAGGCGTTGGAGGTGAACGCATGTCCGATGCCATGCTCCATTGTGATTCGTTTGATGTTTCCAGCGGGAAGCAGGTCGCTGTACCCACAGGTCAAGACCGCCTCGCCCTTGATGATCTTGCCGTCGAACAACGTCACGCCATCCGCGCCAAGTTCATGTATGGCGTATTCGATATTCGGCTTGTCCACATAAAATAACCCGCGTCGTTCGGACGGGATCGCTTTCCAAACGGGCGCGAGATGGTCAATGTAGTGCGCTTTCCGCGCCAGCATGTTCAGTTTCATTCATCCGCCTCCGCGCTCTTTTTGACAACCTCGATGACTGTGATTTTCTCGCCGCCGCTGGTCACGTCCACATTCAGCGGCACTTTGCCGAACGCCGATTCGACCAAATCCTTTTGCCGTT